CACCGCCAAGAACCTGGTTAAACGCCTTTGCTACTGCGGAATGGAGGTCTTCCTCCGAAATTGTCCTTGATGTGCAACCTTTAGGTCCCTCTTCCAATCGTGTAACACATCTCCAAACCGTAGACTTCTTTCCACGGTTGTTCCAATAAGTCCGTCTATATATGTCTCCGCAATAACTGCAAAAGGTGATGGAGGATAATGCATACTTACTGCTATATATCCTTCTTTTTCCGTCTTTGCCTTTAAACAAAAGACTTCTGCGTTTCATTTCTTCCTGCACCTGCAGATATAGTTCCCTTGGAATGATAGCCTCGTGATTATTCTCGACATAATACTGGGGAACGATGCCTTCATTCTTAACACGCTTTTTTGTTAGGAAATCCACCGTGTAGGTTTTCTGTAACAGTGCATCTCCCATGTACTTTTCGTTCTGCAGTATCTTTTGGACTGTTTCCGGTCTCCATTTCGGATTGCCCGCCGCTGTGTAAATTCCGTCTTTCATCAAACCCTTACAAATTCCTGCGAGGCTCTCGCCCTCAAGGTACTCTCTGAAAATTCGCTTTACAACCTCAGCTCCCTTTGGCTCAATAATAAGGTTTCCGTCCTCGTCCTTTGTATATCCAATAAATCGGTTATGGTTGACCTGCACTTTGCCTTGTTGGTATCTGTATTGAAGACCAAGTTTAACATTCTGTGAAAGTGACTGACTTTCCTGTTGTGCTAAGGATGCCATAATGGTAAGGAGCACCTCACCCTTGGCATCCATTGTATTAATATTTTCCTTTTCAAAATATACCGGAATGTTCTTTGCCTTTAAGTCACGGATATACTTAAGGCAATCCAAGGTATTACGAGCAAATCGGCTGATGGACTTGGTAATAATCATGTCAATGTTGCCCGCCATGCATTCATCTATCATACGGTTAAACTCATCACGCTTTTTCGTGTTTGTGCCAGAGATACTGAATTGATACCATTTTCTTGTACTTTATGTTCTTTGTAGTTATTGTATCATTTATTGATTCATGAGTCTATATTGTATAGGTGAATACCCACCTAGCGTTAGTTTAATCCGTTCATGATTGTACCAATAGATATACTCATCAATTGTTCTAATTAAATCAGTTAAAGATTTAACCTTTTGTAAATATATAGTTTCACATTTAAGTGTCCCGAAGAAGCTTTCAACCACTGCATTATCATAAGCGTTACCTTTAGCACTCATGGATTGTGTAAATGATGATTTTTTAAGATAATTACGGTATTTTGGAGATTGATATAAGATACCTTGATCAGAATGTATGAGAAGCTTTGATAAATCTTCATTTGGATTAATCGCTTTCTTGAGTGTCTTAAGAATTAAATCCTGGTTTTGACTTCTAGAGATTTGATAACCTTTGACTTCGCCGTTGTAAAGGTCTTGAATGACAGATAGATATAACCGTTTACGATTGAACCTAAACTCTGAGACATCTGTGACCCAAGCTATATTAGGATCATCCTTCTTAAAGTCTCTTTTGAGTAAGTTGGGTGTGATTTTATTCGATATTTGAGAGATATAACGATATCTCTTTTTTCTTACCTTACAAACGATATGCAGTTCTTTCATAAGTTTAACAACTGTTTTATAGGCTATTTTGACCTGATAAAAGTTTTGAAGGGCGAGTTTGATGCGTCTATAGCCATAAGTTCGATTGCTAGCTTCAAAGATCTCTGAAATAAGTATCTTGATATCGTGATACTTATCTGTTTCTTTACGATGCTCATAATAGTGATAAACCGACTTTGGAAGTCCTGATATCTCAAGTAGATCTTTTAATGCATATTTTCGCCTTAATTCCTTGACTACTTGGTATTTTTGTTTGTTCGTTCCTGTTTCTGAATTAAGGCGGTAAGTTTTTTTGTATATTCAAGTTCCATTTCTAGATGTTTGACTTTCAGTTCTAAATCCTGTTCTACCTCTTTAGATGGTTTATGAAACTTTCTAACTGGATTCTTTCTATAGTCTTTAGGTGTTTGAAAAAAACGCTCTTTCCCATAGAGTCTATACTGATATACCCACCTAGCAGGTAGTGTATCATTAAGACTTCCTGATGATAAATACATATCATATTTACGTGCCGCTTGACTGTATGACAGTTCATTTTCAATGATGTCTAAAACTACCTTTAACTTGAATTCTCCGCTCCACAACCTATTCTTTTTCTTTTTATCCTTCATATGATGCCTCCTGCATATATTCTAGTTTACACTAAGTACAGGTTTTTGGTATCAGTTCAATATTCTCCAGCTACAGTATTTGTATCAGAAATAGCCTTACAATGAGAATTAATGATATAAGGAATACCATCGATTGTGTTGTTGATGTAGTCAATCGTGTGTACTTTTCTACCTTCTGCAGTACGTAAGCCAGCAAATGCTCTTAAATCATTCTTGTTAAGGATTAAGTACGCTCCACCTTCGACTTCTTCATCACCACCATAAGCAAAGATGATGTCATCTAAAGTTGAGTCTGTAATTGAGGTGATTTCTAAATCGGCAGTATCAGATAGAGCGATTGCCTTATCACTAAAGATTCCTGTGAATGTGTTGGATGTGCCTGGGCCTCTTAGGATTTGTTCACTAATCTTCTTTTTGAGTGATAGATTAATGTTCTTTAAGACTTCAGCTTGATAAGGTAAGTTAGGTAGTTTTTCTAACTCTTCAGTGATTTCTGTATAAGCAGTAACTTTCACCTTAGTGATTGTTAAATAACCATACTCAGGTTCTGTTTCTGAATAAGGCTCACCCTCTCCAGTTAAACCAGCAATACCGCTACCTTTAACAAAAGATTTCTTGTAGGTTTCCCCACCATTTAAGTTCACAACTTTTACCTTATCCACTAATGCAGATACTTGTGCAAATGGATGCGGTGCAATACCATCGGCAATGTGTTCTGGTAATAGAATCTCTTCACTTGAAACTTGAATGACTCTACTTTCTCTTAAGTTCTTACCACGAGTTTCTAATTGATCTTTGTCCACATGATTAGATCTTTCAATAACAACAGGGTTGATTTTTGTTTTATTTTGAATAGCGAGCTTTCTTTCGATTGTATCTTTCTCTTTATTCAATTCATCAACTTCAGCTTCTAATTGTTCTAACACTTCAAGTGTTACTTCTGCACCAATCAAACCTTTGATTTCAGTGATGCGTGCTTTAATTTCATTACTTCTTTTTTCTAAATTCATCTTCTTATTCTCCTATTTTTATTTTCAAATTTAGTTTTCTTCTTATAAGCTCAGCCTTCATATTTTTCTCTGCTAAATCCATAGTCTTTAGTTCTAAGTCCATAGCCTCTAAAGAACGAGCATAAATTGAAGTCTTATCATAAGCGGGTGTGTCAACGATTGAAACATCATATAAACGTTCAATCTTTCTAATAGTTCTTTTTGGAATATCACCATCACGATTCCATTCCTGTTCACTCACAACAAATGCAAAGCTCATCTTATCCAACAAGCCTGATTTGACCATCTTAAAAATATCTTGATTGCTTTGTGTATCAAGCAACTCAGCTCTAACCTTTAATCCAACATCATCACTTGTAAGAGTAAGTGAGCCGTTTTTATTTCGAGCAATGATTAAAAATGAGTCCATGTGGTTATACTTCATTGGCACATCTTTAATTGCTGAATCAGTGATTGCACTTCTACTAATACTTTCGATAAACCCATAGGATTCATCACCTATTAAAGTGGGCTCATCATAAACGATTGCATAACCTTCTAAAATCATCTTGTCATCGGTTTCTTCTAGCCTAACTTCTGCTATTCTGGTTTCTTTCTTCATCGTTTCTCAACCTCCTTAGGTTTTGTTGCTTGCTTTTCATACACATATTCAAGTTCATTGTCCTTGTATGAAAACTCACTAATCTTGTGTGTCTTACAAAAGGTTTCGATTGTATTAATCTTGTCTTTCTGTTCTTCTAAGACCGTATTTAATACCTCTTTTGAAACCTTACCATTTATTGTTACCTTCATTTAAATCATCCTTCCCTACTTGATATTCGTTTGCCTTAGTAGCATCGACGTAATTGAGTGATTGTAATCTTCTATCCCCGTTTTCTACTGGTTCAAGTCCCAACAACCCTCTTGATTCATTCAGTGACATAATGCCTAAACCCATGAGCTTTTCAATCGCTGTAACCTTTGTGTTCCAGGATGCGTATTGAAGTCGTTCGCTGTAAAAGATTATCTCTTCACCACGCATGATTTCATTTTGAGTAAGTAATCCTAAAGAAAAAGCCTCAGACATTTGAATAGCTAAAGGCTCGATGGTTTGTTCATAAAATGAGTTGAACTCATCTTCTGTATATTTGGAATGAAAGATTGGAACTGATACACCAAAGTAATCTAGGATTTTTGATTGTAAAAACTCTAGGGTGTCCTTATCTATTAGCTTTGGATCTGTTGTTAAAGGTACATAATCACCTTTTAAATCCACAGGAATAATTGAACTACCTTTATTTCTAATGGACTCTTTCAGTATCTCATTAAATGAATCAAGTTGTTTTTTCTTATCTGTTTCACTTAACATAGCACTCATTTTAAGAAGTCCCTTAATCTGCATGGAACTTTTGAGAGCATTATCGATACCTTGAAGCACATTATCATTGATTTGTATTGTTTTCAAGAGTGCTTCTTGGTCACCTTTAGAACTTGATCCACCAAAGATCTGATTCGTATGATAAAACCTTTTAATATGAATGACATTCTCATATGGAATCGAGAAGGATTCTTCTCTATCAAAGCTGAACTTTAAATAGTAACTACCACCTGAATCTATGATTGGTTCAACAATGGATGGTTTAAGCGGATAAAGAGCTTTAATTTCACCGGTTGAACCATCAAACATTGGATAGATAAATGCATTGTCGTTCATGAGTAGTGTCGTAATCACCATATAGATAAATTGATAAGGGGTCATGACCTCATTTGGTTGATGCTTTAAAATAAAAGACAGTTTGCCAGATTTCTCCGTAACTGTCTTATCGTTCGCTTTCTTTATGTATCTTGGTTTTAGTTTTGCACACTGGCTTGCTATCCTATCAATCGCAATCTTTACGACATCTGATTTTGAGATGTTGTTTCCAAAGCTTGTAAGCGGTAGATTTATTTCATTTACAAATTTAAAGGACTCAGCTGAGCCTTGTTTTTTCTTTCGTTTAAATATGGCCATTTTGACCTCCGATTGTTAAGCATTTTTATATCGACCAAGCAGTATTTCAAGTCTATTTCTAATAGTCTTATCTAAATCGATATACTCATTTAAATCATGGTTAAAACCTAAAATAGTCATGAGTTTTATGTAATACACTATTGTCGCATTTATCAATGGCATCAAGTCTTTGTAATAGATATTTGAGTCATTACTCAATTTAGGCTTTTCTTCAATAGGCATTACAATTATATGGGCATGAAGCTTATTTCGAAAAGTTCTAACATGATTTAAAACTCCTTCATACTTTTTGATAACATTTGCTTGAATTTCTTTTCTTAACTCTTGTAAGTCATCATTCTTATCTGGATTATATTCAAGATCAATTAAAATGCTGATTAGTTTTTGTATATTTAAAGATGATTTTCCTGATTGATCAAGTAGCAACTTATAAATAGTAAGATGTGCGTGTTCAAAGTATATACTAGATTGAAACACTTGATATTTCTCAACCTTGACAGAAATGGACTTCAAATATTCTTGCATAAAATAACCAATTATCGCCTCACCTAATAGAGCAACATGAAATGGAAATGCAACACTTATTAAATTATCTAGGTCTAACTTTGTAAAATTCTTAAAATCTACTTGTTTATCCATGATTACCACCTATTCTTTAAAGCAATTATAACATGTTTTCATATTCAAGTTTATATCGATTAAGAACTGCATAGGCAATAATAAGTGCTACAGCTCCATCAATCCTTTTATACTTACTTCCAAGTTTTGATGGCTGAATGTTTCCGTTGATATCAATCTTAGCTTGGGTATTAGATAAGTTCCATTTCATTATTGGATTATTATTGTAGATCACATTATCGTTTTTTAGATCTGCTTCTAATTGCTTCATTGGTTCTGATAAGGAATATATCCCTTGTCTGACTTTTTCCATTTCAAAACCTAAATCTTCCATTTCTTTAGTCCAGTACTGACTATTCCATGGATCATACCCAACCCAAAGTGGTCTGATTTCATAGGTTCTAATCATCATTAGAAACCACTGTGTTACAAGTGTGAAATCATTTTGATTACCTTCAGTTACTGTAATTAAACCTCGTTTAACCCAGATGTCATAAGGTACGTTATCTTCTTCTTTCCTACGTTTAATAACTTCACTCGGCATAAAAAATTGTGGGATAACATACTTCTTACCATCTTTGATTACCAATAAGAGTGCTACTGTAAGGTCGGTGGTTGATGATAAGTCAACACCTCCAAT